AAGCAGTCAAGGAATTAGAGTTTGAGGCGGTTAACAACAGAATTAAGAAATGGCAAAGAAACGAATTAAACGATTTAATTGATAGATACAAGTAACATATTTCAAACGTGCAAAGAAGAAGTAATCGCTGGTTACCCTTGTTTTTCCTTTGTGATAGATGGCACTACGCACTATGTATTTGGCGAAACACAAGAACAAGCATTTGATTATTTAGCAGACTTAATAAATAAATATGGCGAAAGTTAGCAACGGCAACAAAGTAAGTTTTGGCAGAAGAAAAACAGGTAAGTACAAAAAGACATCTGGTCCAAAGGATAAGCCAGTTAAACCATATAACAGACAAGGGCGATGAAAAATACTTTAAGTAAAAGAATATACACCTGTAAGTGCAAGTCAATAGTTGAAGGCTATGCTTGGGAGAATGAACTAAAAGAGATTCAATTTAAGTGCAATAAATGTGGCAATATGGTAGGCTTTGAGCAACTAAAAAAGAAAGCAATTGTGCAGATGCCATCAATACGAACACCAACTAAAAACCGATAATGAACATCAACGAAATCAAACCTAACCCAAGCAATCCAAGAATTATCAAGGATGACAAGTTTAAGAAGCTGGTTAAGTCAATCCAAGACTTTCCACAAATGCTTGAATTAAGACCAATAGTTATAGATGAGAATAATATAGTTTTAGGTGGCAATATGCGACTAAAGGCTTGTATTGAAGCTGGGTTAAAAGATGTACCTGTAAAACAAGCTAAAGAACTAACCGAAGAACAAAAGAAAGAGTTTATTGTAAAGGATAACGTAGGGTACGGAGAATGGGATTGGGATGATTTGGCAAATAATTGGGATGAACAATTACTTACAGAATGGGGTTTAGATATACCAAACTTTGATGCAACTGTATTAGAAGCCGAAGAAGATGACTTTGCCGTACCAGATGGCGGAATAGAAACGGATATAGTATTAGGAGATTTATTTGAGATAGGCGAACACAAGTTACTTTGTGGGGATAGTACTGATACAAATAATTTAGATAAACTTTTATTAGGTAAAAAGCCAGAACTTTTATTAACTGACCCTCCTTACGGAATAGATTATGGTGGTATGCTTAAAGGTAAGGGAGATGGTAAAGGTGGCGCAGATAAAAATGGATGGAAGTCTTACGATGCTCCTGATTGGGATAAGTCAAAGCCTATAAGTGGAACTTTGCAATATTTATGTCAAATAACTGAAAATCAAATAATCTGGGGAGGTAATTACTTTACTGATGATTTGCCACCAACAATGGGTTGGTTAATTTGGGACAAAGGACAAAGAGGATTTAGTTTAGCAGATGGAGAGATGGCTTGGACTTCTTTTAATAATGCTTTAAGAATAAAAGAATACGCAAGGGCAAAAGCAAACAGAGAAGAAAGAAATCATCCAACTCAAAAACCTATTGAAATAATGTCTTGGTGCTTTGAATATGCAGATAGACATTCAAAGAATGAAGTTAAGTTAGTTTTAGATGCTTATCTTGGTTCTGGAAGTACAATGGTAACTTCTCATCAATTAAACAGGATTTGTTATGGAATGGAATTAGACCCTAAATACTGCCAAGTAATTGTAGATAGAATGAAAAAACTTGACCCGAGCTTGGTTATCAAGAAGAATGGGGTAATTTTGTAATACAGGTAAAAAACAGGTAACTTATGGCATTTCCAAATATAGATACACAATTTGAAAAAGGGGTAAGCGGAAACCCTAATGGAAGACCTAAAGGTGTTCCTAATAGCAAGACAAGACTTTTACGTTTATTGGAGTTGGTTACTAAGGTACGCAACCCAGTAACAGGCGAAGACGAGGAGTTTAGCATAGCGGAGCAATTAGATATGCAGATTATAGCTAAAGCGAGAAAAGGCGATTTAAAGGCTTACGAGATTCTTTTGGATAGATTAGAGGGCAGACCAAAACAAACAACAGACATTACTGCTGATATAAAGGGTAATGTGCAAATAACTATTGAGCCAGATGCAGATTGTCAACCAATTAAAGATTAAGGCAACACCTGTCTTTTATGCTAATAAAAAGGCATACGAAGAAGGTTATCCTGTAATATGCAATGAAGGTGGTTCAAGATCAAGTAAAAGTTATTCTGTTGTTCAGTTGCTAATCCACATAGCAATAAGCAAACCTAACACAAGAATATCAATGGTATCTCACTCGCTCCCACATATCAAGCGTGGAGTTTATAGGGACTTTAAAAATATATTGGAGCAATGGAATATTTGGGATGAAAAGGATTTCCGATATACTGATTTCATTTATACGTTCAAGAATGGTTCTTACATTGAGTTGTTCGGTCTTGAAGACCCTGACAAAGCAAAAGGACCAGCAAGGGATATACTATTTGTAAACGAGGCAAACCTAATTAGTAAGGCTTTGTTTGACCAACTTTTGATTCGTACAACTGGACAAGTATTTTTAGATTGGAATCCAGCGGACTTTATTTCTTGGGTTTATGAAGTAGCCGATAATCCAAAGAACAAACGCATACATTCTACTTACTTAAACAACATATCAAACCTTAGTGATAGCCAAGTAAGAAACATTGAGCAATACAAAGACTTACCAGATGACTTTATGTGGAAAGTTTACGGATTAGGAGAACGAGGCTCTGCAAAGGAAATTATATACACTCAATGGAAACAATACGATGAAGCACCTGATGGGGATGTATTCTATGGCTTGGACTTTGGTTATGTCCATCCAGCTGCACTTATCAAGGTTACACACCACGAAGGACAAAACTACTTTGAGGAAATAGTTTACCAAAGCGGACTAACTCTTAGTGATTTATCAAGATTGATTAAAGAAAAACTACCTGAAAGAGCAACAATCTATGCAGATGCTGCTGAACCTAAATCTATTGAGGAACTTTATCGACAAGGCTTTAACATTAAACCAGCGCAAAAGGATGTATGGGCAGGAATTGTTAAAATGAAATCTTACCCAATAAACTTGCACTATAATAGCAAAAACCTAAGAAGGGAGTTTATGTCTTACAAATGGAAAAAGGATAAAAACGATAACGTAATTGAAGAACCTGTAAAGGCAAACGATGACTTGATGGATGCTTGTCGATATGCCGTGTTTACGCATTTAACCAAGCCTAAATTTGAAGTGTCGGTATTTTAGGATAAATTGTCTAACTTTGTTAAAATTCATATATAATGGGATTACTTGACTTTTTTAGTAAAAGACAAAAACTATCAACTGTACTACCACAAATTCCTTTTAACGGACAAGTAGCAATACAACAAGGGATAATAACTTGGCAAGGTGGAGATAACATTAGCTTTGTTCGTGATGGTTATTCAGCAAATGATATTGTTTATTCTATCGTAAAATTAATTACGGATAAAGCAAAACTTGCACCATTCAACGTTTACAAAGTAGTTGATGAAAGAGCAGCAAAGAAATACAAAGCGTTTATGAGCCAACCAGATAAGATTGAGAACTGGAAGGAAATGGAAAAGCTACATAAGAAAGCATTTGAAATATACACAGGCGATGCAAGATTAAACGAGTTGTTGAAATATCCTAATGAAGAAGATACTTTTGGCGATTTTGTAGAGGCTTGGTGTTCATTTAAGTTAATCACAGGTAACTCTTTCATTTACGCAAAAATGATTGAAGGTGGTAACAATAATGGTAAGCCGTATGAAATGTACGTTTTACCTTCTCAATATATGTACGTTTTAGCGGATATTAATAATTTCCCACCGACTATTGCAGGTTATCAATTGAACTATGGTCCACTTTGGAACTTTACTAAACAAGAAATATTACAAGACAAATACTTTAATCCACAATGGAATACAACTGGGAATCAACTATATGGTCAATCTCCTTTGATGGCTGCTGCGAAAAACTTGACTCGTTCGAACGAAGCGAAGACTGCGGCGGTTGCATCTTTCCAGAATGGTGGTCCAGCTGGAGTACTTTTTATGAATGATGAACGCTTTGACCCAATTAGTGGAACACAACAAGCACAGGCACTTAAAAGAGCCGTGAGTGAGAAAGGTGGTTCTGCTAACTTTAATTCAATTGCGGTTAGTGGTTACAAAGTAGACTGGAAACAAATCGGATTAAGTCCTGTTGAATTAGACATTATCGAGAGTGAGAAGTGGGATATGAAAGCACTTTGTAATATTTACGGAGTACCTTCTCAATTATTAAACGATGCCGACAATAAGACTTACAACAACCAAAGAGAAGGAGAGAAGGCATTGACTTTACGTTGTGCGATTCCTTTGCTTACAGGTATTCGTGATAACTTAAATAGAAAACTACATTCTGATTGGGGATATAGAGGAACAAACATTTATGTTGACTTTGACCCAACTGTTTATGGAGAATTAGAAGCAAATAAAACTGAGCAAGTTGATTGGTTGGATAAGGCTTGGTGGATTGCACCTAAACAAAAGATGGACATAATGGGATTAGAAATTCCAGATTACATAGACCAAACAGAGATGGAGAAATTATACATCCCTTCGAGTTTACAAAGTCCAGATGAGTTTCAGCCATTAACACTACCTGAATAATGATTTGGCAAGACTATAAAAAGTTATATGCTAACGCATTAAAAACCTATTCGCCAAAGTTCAAGAAAGAACTACAAAGGCAAGTGGATACTTATTGCGATACCCAAGATTTAAACGCAATAAGCGACAAGAAGATAAAAAAGACCATCCAAAACCTTCATATTGCAATGGGGGTTAAGATGGCACAAATTGCGGAAAAGAATGTGTCTAAGTCGGTCAAGGGTTACTATGGACCAGAGGAGTTTAAAAGTAAGCAGACTGATTTGTTTACTTATGTAATGCTCACTTACCTTGAACTAAAAGGCTTAGATAACATAGCTGCCGAGATAACACAAACAACAAAGAACCAAATTCAACAATACTTAATGAACTCGGTTGAAGAAGGTTTGACAATGCAAGAAACAATCAAACTATTAAGAGGTGCTGGGATTACGGATTACCGAGCAGAGATGATAGCAAGAACAGAAACAGGTAGAGCAGCGAACATAGGTTCAATGGTCGGAACGGCTGCAACTGGACTTGTAACTATGAAGGAATGGATTGCTGCAAGGGATAACCGAACAAGACGAGTACCACGAGATATGTTTGACCATTTACATATGGATGGAGTAAAAGTAGCATACGATGAAAAATTTAATGTTAAGACTAAGAATGGAGGTTTTGAGCAAATGTTACATCCTTGCGACCCAAGTGGAAGTGCTGGGGATGTTATCAATTGCCGTTGTA